TCGCCGGGAAGTAACTTAGTATCTTCTGCACTTGGGTCTTGAGCTTTTTTAAGCTCGTCGTTAGATTCAAAATGAACTGCCTCAGCTACACCCTCTGGGAGGACAGTAGGGTCAACTGTAATTGGAAACTTATTGTTGCCAAAGAGTACCTCAATAATCTGACCGTATGCTGCAAGGACTTTAGTTTTAGTAACCTTAACAAAGACTTGTGATTTTTCTGTAGAAGTAAACTGTACATCAGGACCATAGAGACCACGGTAGTTACGGTAAGCTTGTATCCAACGAGTCTCTTCTGTTTCTCTGGCATCAGAAGCTTTCTTGTAGTGCTTCTGTACTAGGCCAACAATACTTCCTGCAAGGGGATCACTGTACGTATCTTCTTTCATGTCATCAAGAGAGCTTGCCTCTTCCATGTCCATTGCCATGCTTTCTTCTAATTCGTCCATAGTGTATCCTTAATAACCGAAGGTTGGGTCACTTGCTTGAAAGCCTGAGTTCTGTGATGCAGGATCAAAGTCAAACAAACTGCTTCTTGGTCTTGTCATAATGCCATATCTAATAGCATCGTATAGGTGGTCTTCTGAGTGTGTGTTTACATCTTCTGGGTTGTTCTTATCCAAAGGTAGGGCTGGTAGTTGTATTATACTATTGCCACAAGTATTAAAGAAAACTATCCGTGGTTCTTCTGTAAACTCATCTACCTGTAATCGTCTGTGCAACTCGTTCTTACCTGAAACTCTTGAACCTTTTGATCTGTCTGCAGGTCTCCAACGGCATCCACGCATAATCATTTGTTCAGCTAGGCTGGGGCCAGTGTCTCCACGTTTATGCCAGAGGGATGAGTCAAGTACTCCGTAACGTATCTTCTCACCTTCTTCTGCTTCTAGTATCATATCAGCTAGGTCAGTAGCTATGACCTTTGATACATACATCTCACGGTAAACTATAAGTTGTTCATCAGGAGATACAGCAAACCAAACAACCCCTGAGTAAGAACCGTATCCGTAGTCACAGGCTCTAAACTTTGCCCAACTTCCCGGTATGTCAAACGGTTCTATTACGTGTATGTTTCTGTTCCACTCAGGGAAAGCAGCACCTTCATTTACATCCCAGTTACCTTCAAGCAGTTGCTTACGTTGATGCTCAGGTAGTGAGAGTAGGTTAGCTTCATACAGTCCATCATCAGCTAGGTAGGGGTTATCAAACAAAGTAGCAGGAATAAACCTGCGTTTAAATAATGGTTGACCTTCTTTAGAGTGACCTTTAGGCCAAGCAATGCGTTCTCCTGTCTCAGGATCAGTAGCATCAAAGCTGGTATTATGAGGTGCTGGGTCTACAAAAGTTTTCTTAACCCATTGATGACCAGCTCCACCGGGGTTAGTTGTACCCCTTTGGTATAAACTTAGGTTACTATTCTTAGTTGTCCGAAGACGAGACCTCATATAGTTCCAAGGATAAGGGCTAGGCCATTGTGTAAGTTCATCAAAACCAATCCAATTAAAAGCTTGCCCTTGGTATCTTTGTACATCATCATCCCTATCTAGGTAACTTAGCCAAAGAGTAGCACCGCTTGGAGCTACCCATGTTTTGTCCCGTTCCATAAACTTGATACCGGGGATTGCTCTGGGGTAGAGTTGTTTTGAGACTGAAATAAGTTCTCTGAGTTCTTCCGTGCTTCTTCGTACAAGTAGCATAGAAGATAGAGGATTATTAAAATACCTAACAGGGTCGGCAAGCATAGCAAAAGACTTACCACCACCAGCCGCTCCTCCATATAATACCTCCTGTTCTGATGCTGAAAGAAAATCTGTCTGTGGACCGGGGTTAGGCTCAAAGATAATTTCTTGAGCTTTCTCAACCTCTATCGGAGGTGGCTTCGGGGCTGCGGGTACTGTTACGCTCTTTGGCTCCGATACGGTTTCTTTCGAGGGTTTCCGCTTTTGCCGCCGCTTCTTTGTAGCGTTCAGCGTAATAGCGTTGCGTTGAAGCTTCTGCTTTACGGTGTCGTTCAAGTTTAACTCTTTTCATAAGACCCACATGAGAGATGTACCTACCTGACTTTTCACTTAACCAGTTTGCTACATCCCTGTAACTATATTGTTTTAGAAAATGCTTTGCTTCTTCTAATGTTTCTAGTTCTTCTGGGATTGGTAGAAGTATATCATCATCTTCAGGGTCTTGTCTATAGCCAAATGGAACTACTCTGCCTACTCTAACGACAGAAAGCCATTCATACTCACTATTAACTAGCTCTGGTTTAGGTAGCTTCCAAGTTTTATTAACTTTCATTGTTTTTAGGGGGTAGAATAAACACTGGGTTATCTGCTTTAATTTCTACTTTGTCTGTCTTTACAAACCCAGCACGATCAAGAAAGTCTTTAGCTGCTGCCATCTTTTCTTTATTGCCTAGATCAGTAGGGTTAGTCATAACCTGCATCATAGAGTATGCAGCTTTACTACCAGCAGTGGCAATAAACTTCTTAGTAAGTTCAACAATCTCATCCTGTAGTGCAGCAGTAATAGTTGTAGAGGACATAGTATCAGCATAACCTGCAAGACGTTTAGCTCTTACAGGATCACCTTGTGCTTGCTCAAACAGTACATCAAGAAATATCTGTTGTTTTTCTGTAAGTTTTCTCATGCGCAATCACACTTCTTACATAAACACTCACGATTAAGCAAGGCGCACAATATACGTTTTATGTATCTAATCATGTTTTTTTCCTATACGGCTTTACTTTGGCTGCAACTTTCTTAGGTTGAGCCACAAACTGCTTACCCGCAGTAGTGCCTTTTCGTTTGGCTCTAGTTGTAGAGGCATACTCAGAATCACTAAGAGACTTAATAGCCTTCTTAGGTAGATACCTTTCACCTGTGGCCTTTGGCCCTTGTGTTGAGGGCTTACCACTCTTAGTAGTCCACTTCTGCTTAGTCCAAGACTTAAGACTTTTTTGACTTTTTGCCAGTGCCATCTGCTTTAGCCTTTGCTGCTTTACTTAGGTCTTTATAGTGAAATAACTTTACACTTGTTTTACTGTGTGCTTTACCAGTATGCAAAGAACCATCAGGCATCTTGTGAGTACCACCTTTATGTTCAGTACCATCCTTCTTATAATGCTTTACGCCCTTCATGCCTTGTATCCCCCGCCTTTAGCTTTGTATTTTTTAGCAACCATTTGTGCTTTACGGGCCGACCACTGCCCGGGTTTTCCTCCTGAACTGCCAGCTTTAACGGAGGCAACAAGAGATTTACGCATAGTAGGCTTAGTATAATTACCCGCCGCATTAACCGTGCTTGTCGAAGACTTTTTTGATTTCACCACGTGTTATTCCTATATCTCTAAGAGCCTCGTTTGACATGCTATTAAGCTGCCAGTATTGCACTCTACGCAACTGACCTTCTTGTATTGCTGTAAGTAATGATTTAAAAAGTTTCTTCATGGTGTGTCTCCTTTTACCAGAGACAGTTATACCACAAGTTACTATATCATACTACATACAAGATTGCAACCCCGTTATGCGTTCTTCTTCTTCTTCAAGTTGTCTACCTGAGACTTGACCATGCCACCCATGTTGTAAGTCATAGTGCCATTCTTAGCCATAGGCTTCCTGCTTACTACTGAGTCCTTAGAAGGAAAGTTTGAAGTTGCCATAGTGTTTACTGTACCGGGAGAAGATTGCATTCCACCCTTTTGATATTTCACCATGCCACCACCCATCATTTTCTTCTTAGCCATACCACCTGCCATCATCTTAGCAGCAGGTTTTTTCTTGGTCATACCACCCATGTTCATCTTGCCAACACCGTCAGCAGCATAAGCTGGTACCTTCTTGCCATCTTTCATAACCATAGGCAGACCGCCTTTGTTATAGCCTGATGATTTCTTTTTCTTTGGTTTCATTCCGTACATTTTATTTTTTCCTATCCATTTTTAATTCTACTAACAGCTTGAGGTAAAGATAAACCTTCTTCTCTTATAAGACTTTTAACTGCTCTTTTTTCTCCATCTGACAAGTTATCAAATGCAATTTGTGATTTTTGGGTTGACGCCTGCAACAATTTAATAAAAGCTGTACCTTTAAGTGCATTAGGATTTTTATCATTAGGGCTTGGTTTTGTAATTTTTATTTCTGAGGTAGTAATAGCTCTAGGGCTAACTGTATCTAAAGCTTTAAAGATTGATCTACCACTTCTTATAACTGATTTTCTGATTTTTTCTTTCTCTTGATTAGATAATCTACCCCATCTTATTTTTTGTTTTGGGTCTTTTAATAATTTAGAAAGTTGTTTTGAATAGGCTCTTAAATCTGCCGCTTTCATTTGTAATTCTGTAGTATTTTTTTTAGCTTTTTTTACTGGTGCTGGTGCTGGTTTTGGTCTAGGTAGTTTAGCTGCAGCAGCAACTGATGCACGTTGAGATTCAACAGGATTTACCGCCCTACGTACTGATGCCCGTTGAGATGCAGCAGGACTTTGACGCGGATTAACTACAGCAGCAGCAACTGCTGTTGCCTTTGGCCTTGGTCCCGGCCTAGCTTTTTCTCCCGATCCTTTTACTGTACCATCAGCATTAAACTTACCTATCTTGCGTATAGCAGTATTAATTTTCGTTTCTGCAGTTTTAATTTCTGTTTTTGTTGCTATGTTAGCAATTTTAGCTGTAGTCAACTCTCGACGTTTACCTCTAAGAGAAGCAAGAAGACCGGGATTACCTTTATCTATACCAATTTTTTTATCAAAACCTAAAAGATCTCCAAGAAAAGTATCAGCAAAATTACGTTTTTTATCCCCACTAATATCTTTAAGACGGTTTTTACCGCCCAGATATTCTTTTTTAAATTTTCGTTTCTTGGTATCCTTAGCCATCGTTTAAACCTTTATATCTATTCTACCACTTGACTTTGTGGGACCAGTATTTTGCTGACAGTTTGCTCGTTGTCTTCCCTTGTGCATCATGTCTTGCGTAGTAACTTTTTTTACGGGCTTTATCCTTCGCAGTCTTGGGCGCTTTACCTGCACCTTTAACGCCCTGCTGCCCAAACCTGATAAATTTATAGGTATCTCCTTCTTTAGCCATAACGCAGTGAGACTTAGTTTTATGATTAGGAGTTCTCTTAGGTTTATTAACACCCTTGAGTCCTTCCTCTTTCATCTTAGTCTTGACTCGTTCAGGGATAGCCATAATAATTCCTAAAAAAATATTGGGGGAAACACTGGCGTCTAGCTTCACCCCCAATTAAAATTATTTGAATAATCAAATATGACGCCTTACGATAAAACCACACGAACTAATGTACTTGTGCTACTACCCCGTCTATAGTTTAGGATAGTGGCATTGCCTATAGCTTTAGGTACGACAAGAGTATGTACACCAGCAGGAAGCATAATATCATTATCAGTAATATTAGCCTCCGCTGTTGCAAAACCAATGTCTAAAGCATGACTTGTTTCAATAAGCACCATCTTAGCGTTAGTGCAAACTACGTGTGTAGTAGCAGTATTACCTAGAGTAACTGCAGTTTCTACAGCCCACCCTAAGTGTTCTCCTACTAATGCTGCTTGATCAACCAT